GCCAACTCCGATAAGGGGTGCGCCTGAACCCGCGGCAGGATAAAAAACTACCTCAGGCTCTGATTCGAATATCTGCCACGGGTTAGCGTGAAGCGACTTGATAAGGTCGTCGCTAAGATACCTGTCGATCAGGTACAGGTAACTGAACCTGGCATTCAGGTAAGGCAGACCGCCTACCTTGAGCCTTCCAACCCAGAACGGAAGAGTCGGAGCAGTGGGACTAACCCCTGTCCCGGTATAAATCTTCGTGCCGTTCCTGAACCAATCGCAGGAAACGCCGCCTTTATTCCTTAAAGCTCCGTGCCAAAACTGTCCTACTGTCCAGCCTGTGGTCTGATTTCCTGCAGGATAGCTGGAGTTATTAAAGTACATCCCATCAGTACCATCCTGATAGATGTTCCAGCCAGAAATCCCGTTATTAGTGCAATCTATAAAGCCGCGTGGCGAGTCGTTATCGTCAAAGATACCGCCCCACAGGAACGTGAACTCGACTGTCGGTATATTTGCCGTGCCAAAATCGAGATAGGTGTTCGTACCGTTGAACGCCAACGCGGACCCGGCATCAGTCGTGCCGGATGATAGAGTTCCTCCAGTTGTAGGCTGAGCAATGAGATTACCTGCGTTACGCAGGAAACCATTCTGATCACCGAAACAAATAATCTGCGCCGAACTTCCAGCGAACGCTGGATGGCTTAGATCGATCCTTGCCGGATAAAGCGGTTGATTCTGAAGTAACGGCATTACGAAACCGTGGTCAACTCGCTTAGATAGGCCTCAACGGTTACAGCTTGACCTGTGTTACCAGTAAATTCGACTTCAAGGCACATTACCTCGGGTCCGATAGGATAGGATTGTTCGATGGATGCGTTATTGCCGGTGCCGGGGCCCACCGGAGCGTAAAGAGTTTTCCAATCTGTGCCTGCACTCGCGGCAGAGGGCAATGTCGAGTTGTGAGCAATCAGGACTCGTGCGGTACACTGGGTGGTTGGACCCGTTGAGCCATTGGTGATTTTTATCGTGAGGCGGCTTGGTCCCTGTACTGAGTTCATGTCCAGCCGACCCCACACCGGGCCAGCACCAGCGGCAAGAGAAGCGCTGGCGTAAACCGTCCGCGCTGTTTTAGTCAGAGCCATATCAAACCCCTAAAAGCGAATTGCCCAGATCGTCCCGGACCACGCGCGCAATATCGTTGGCCGTCACCAATCTACCGAAAAGCACAATGGACCGTGGCGTGTCGTGCGTGGCTAGCGCGACGAACGCGGCTCTGTCTTCTGCGCTCAGGAGAGTTGCGCTCTCCCATGCGTCGAGTATTCCCATATTTGTCGGCTTCGACAAATCGATGCCAGCAGATGCACCTTTCAGCACATCGATTATCGCGAGTGCAGAGGACCGTAACGGCGATTGGACATCTTTCGAAACGTCCTCGATTTTTGCTCGCATGCCGGTAGCTGCAGCCCATGTCGCCAGATCTGAGCGGGAAATCTCACCCACAACTGGCATCACTGCATCGTTCAGCAGCGTTGCTATAGCCTCGTCATTGTTGGCGGCGATGAGTGGCGCGTAACCCACCGCGGCCGGATCATCCCGCAATTCTTCCAACAAGCCTTGCACGATTACAGTTTGAAAATCTTGTTGGAACCGGAATCCCAGGTGATGTTAACTACCTGGCCCGCGCTCGGGGTAAACGGCAAGCCGGAACTCGGGGTGTCGATATAGGCAATCAGCCGCGCGGTAGCGTCCGAGCCGGTATGCTGGAACAGCACCAGGGCGTTGCTTGCAACGGCGCCGGTCGCAGTCAGAGACGTATCCGCGGCGTCGAATACGCCGTCAGTATAGGTTTTGGATCCCAGCGCGGCACTGCGGCCATTGTCGTTTCCGGATGTGATGTCCGACAGGAACTCATGCGCGGCATTGAATGTGTAAGCGCTCTTCACCAGCATCACGCGCACATCGCCTGTGATATCGATGGTGGTATCCAGGATGCCTTCCCGGCCCTTGTTGAAAAGTACGTTTGCCATTTTTAATCCTCTACTATCGTATTGGTGACTCGGATGATTTCGTGGTTTTCGTCGCGCTCCACGTGCTGAACGTATTTCCGTGGTGGATGATCGACGCGGATTTTTTCTACGGTTTGCATTACATGCTTGAGTGATTCTTCAAGTGCGTCCAGCCGCGCAAAACCGTTAAGTAGCTGAATGCCATCGGCAGGGGTACTCCCCTGATTTCCGGTATCCGCCGGTTCGTCGTTGCCGCCAGATGAATCCTCCTCCGGTAGCACCTCGGACGCTGCCTGGGTGGGCTGCGTCGCTATCAGCCCGCCTTCGCGGCGCATCGCATTCTCACGCACTTGCTGAGCGTGGTTATCTTCCCAATCGCTGCCATCGTACGCAGCGGTTTCTTTTGCCAATGTTGACATACCGATTTCAAGACGCTTCTCAACAGCCAGCGATTCCTTGAGCGGGTCGATCGCACCAGGGCCGTCACCCTGCCATTGCGCACTGCAATATGCGGCACGGATCAGCGGGTCATCGAAGAAGCCGGGCGCCAGGATGCGGCCGCTCGCAATTGCTTCGGCCAGAAACGTTTCATAGATCGGCTGGCAGAAGCGCGAGGCGATCCATTCACGGCGCACCCGGAAAAACTTCCATGCTTCCAGCATTGCGGCCCGAGCTGCGCTATAGCTCGCGGTGAAGTGCTTGACCAGTATTTCGAATGGCAATTCGAGAGCTACGCCAACCTGCCGCAGTATCGCCATGACGAAAGGATCAAACGCGGTATTCGGCCGGCCAGGATTTGCCGTCTCTATTTTTTCGTTGGGCCCGAGATCGATGATGGCGCCAGAGGCCATCTTGATATCGGTATCGGATGGCCTGGAGCCGGTCTCCGCAGCCATGCCCATCTGGTTCGCGGGGTCCAGCCCCTGTCCCTCGGAGTGAACAAACACCGTGAACATGCCGGACACGACCGCTGCCATGATCTCTGCTTCGGTGTAGCGGTCGATCTGCTTCAATGCCTCGATCACCGGCGCCAGGTATGGTACGCCCCGGTTCTGTCCTGGGCGCACCCGCTTGAAGAGGTGGAGCACGTTGCGCCGTCCGGTTTTTTCTCCGAAGACGGGGATACGGTCCCACTCGCCATTCTTGAATCTGAAGTCGCCCGGATGGCTCCTCAGGATGTGGCATGCGAGCGGCGCGCCATTTTTGTCGAGCTCTATACCCCCGGCGATACCCGCCTTATTCATCGCGAAATTTGGATTGCATACCCGATCGCCTTCCACCAACTGGACCTTCAGTCCATAAGCGTCTCCAGGCCGCTTGAGGTGAGGCAGCAAGGCAAATGAATCGCCTGATTCCAGGGCGCCCCGAAAGGCCAGATCCTGCAATTCATAGAAATTCTGTGTCCGCGTGATATCGCAATCCGGACTCTCGCTCCACATCCGGAATTCGCGCTCGGCATTTTTTTGCCATTCCGCTGCCTGCTCTTCCGTCATGCCCAACACTTCGCGGTTCACCCGGGATTGAAGCGAGAGCCCGGTGCCGATGACATTGGTAACTACGGTATTGATCGCCCCGGTTGCCAAGGGAGCATTGCGCACCAGGTCACGCGACCGCTCGCGCAGCGCCGGCAGATCGCCGAGCAGATCACCATCGGCACTGCCGCTCGTGGTATGCCATTCCTTCATGGAGCGGCGCGACTTCGATGCGCCCGTGTAACTGTTGCCGCCAGAAAAGGCTTCCATCTGCTGGCGCGCCTGCATCCGCCGCTGTGCACGAGCCGGGTTAAAGTAGCGCACCGCGCGATCGACGAGGTTTTCGTTGACCGCGATTTCCTGACGGCCAACCTTTACAGAAAACTTCATGCGGGTGTCACTCCACGAATCCGCATGCCACCATTGCCTCCACGCGAAAGCCTTTGAACCCAGCCATTCCAATAGTCGATCTTCCGGCTGATCTCGCCAGCGTCAGCTGCGCGCCAGGTACGTCCGGCAATGGTGTATTCCTGCTTCTTGGAAACGCGCATGTCCGCCTCGATCCAGAGCGCCAGTTGCGCTTCGGCTTGTTCAAGTGTGATTCCAGCCATGTTTTATCTCGCTGTAATGCCTGCGCTGCGCATGCGCCGTGTTTTCGGGGCATTAAAATACCCGCTCGA